TTGCGCGAAGAAATGCGTGAAGAAGTTAAGTTCGACAAAAATACTGCAACACAATTATATTTAGAAGCGCATCGTAAATCAGCAACAGCGACTGAAGAAAAAAATGTCGTAGATTCGTTGTGCAAGCTCCACGGTCTATTTGCACCAGAAAATGCAACACAAGTTAATATTAATGTAGATAAAATACAACAACTAGAAAGACTACCAGATTCCGAGCTACTAAAACTAGCAGGAGTAGACACACGATATTTAGAACCCCAAGGAGGTACTAATGACTAAGTACGCGCAACAAGCGAGAGCTACTAAAAAGAAACGTAAAGTTTCAAAGATGAAAAAATTTCCAGATTATTCTGGAGACGGCAAGATTACTAAAAAAGACATCTTGATGGGTAAAGGTATTATCCCTAAAAAGAAAAAGAAGTGATTGTAGCCGTAACTGGTGCTAATGGTTATATTGGCCAAGAAGTTATAAAACAACTTTCTAAAAAAGAAAGCACAAAAATTTTACCTCTAGATATAGAGGAATGGGATATCCGAGCGCCCTTATCTATATGCAATCCCCAAGTAGACGTTGTAGTTCATTTAGCTGGTTTAGTAAAAGTTAGCGAAAGTGTCGCGCGGCCTACGGCCTACTACTACACAAATGTAGTTGGTACTAAAAATGTTATTGATGCTTTTCCAAACGCAAAAATGATTTTTGCATCTACAGGCGCTGCTTATGATCCGACCTCACCTTATGCGCTTTCTAAAATAGCTGCCGAACAAATAGTCCAGGAGCTCTGTCCTGATTACACGATATTTAGATTTTTTAACGTTGGCGGTGGCAAACCGACAAATCCCGAAGGGTTATATGCCGCGACACAACGGGCCGTGGACCACGGTTCATTTACCATTTTCGGGAGTGACTATGATACGGCAGATGGGACATGTGTTCGTGATTACGTGCACGTAGAAGATTTATGCGCGGCGCTTGTGTCCGCGGTTGGTCAACCAGGGTCCAAAACCATCGAACCTATTGGGTCAGGAAAATCATATACAGTTAAAGAATATGTTGACGCCTGGCTACTAACTAATGGTAAACTATTTAACATAGAGTTTGGCGAAAGACGTCCAGGCGACAATGAAAAGTCGGAGGTCCCATTTGTCTCGCGATTTATGGTCCCTACGAAAACAATTTATGACATAGTGAGGAACCAATGAAGAACTGTTATATAAACCAACCATCAAAAAAGATGTCTATGAAAAAAGGCAAAAGTAATAAAGGCACAACGAAGAAGTCTTACAAAGGAGGGAAGAAGTAATGGCTAAACGAGGATTATATGCAAATATACACGCAAAACGTAAAAGAATTAAAGCGGGCTCTAATGAAAAAATGAGGAAGCCTGGATCTAAGGGCGCACCTACAGCTAAGGCTTTCAAAAAATCCGCGAAGACCGCGAAGAAAAGGCCAACGAAGAAAAGAAGATAATGCCTAGAAAAAAAGAAAAACCTATAAGAAGAACTACCGGCAAAGGCGGTAATTATAGGAAAACTAAATCTGGTGCTGGTATGACCAAAAAAGGCGTTGCAGCCTACAGAAGAAAAAACCCTGGGTCTAAATTAAAAACAGCAGTAACAGGTAAAGTTAAAAAAGGCTCAAAAGCAGCAAAAAGACGTAAATCTTATTGCGCTAGATCTTTGGGGCAACTAAAAAGAAGCTCGGCTAAGACTAGAAACAATCCTAATTCAAGAATTAGGCAAGCAAGAAGAAGGTGGAAGTGTTAAATGACTTGGTTTACTAAATTTGTAACTGAAATGGTCACTGATACTATGTCAAAGTCTTCTAATAAAGACCTTGATTCTTATACTATTAAATCTGGTGATACTCTTTCGCAAATAGCAGAAGATAGAAGCTTAGGAACTAGTGATCTGTTAGAAGCTAACCCTTCTATCAAAAACCCAAACTCAATAAGAGCTGGGCAAAATATAAAAATACCAGGTACTAAAAAAGAACCTGAGATGGATCAGTTTGGTGGTAGCGTCGATACTTCCAATAGTATTTTACCTATAAATATAAGACAAATATTAAACCCTACACAAGATAGGACAAACGCAGATTTTTCACAAGAAGAAATAGATGCGTTCCAAAAAGTTTACGAATATAGCCAAACTCCAGAAGCTAGGGAAAGAAAAACAAAAGCAGGCCAAGATCCTAATACTATTCAATATTCAGATTATAATGCTTTTGCAGGGGTTCAAGCAGGAGATTCCGCGCAAGGGGCTGGTAATACTTTTCAATTTTCTAAACTTACCGACCCTGTTTATAACTTAAAAACAACGCTAGGTAAGGTTTCTGCACCAAAAACACTTGACGACGGTACCCTAGAGTTTAGCGATGTTTACGATTTTCCAGCAAAAACACAGTCTACAGGAGTAAGAAAACTAGGAGAATATTTTCAATCTGTTCCAGGCGCTGGTCTTAATCCATATCGACAAGTTAGAAACTATATGGGTTTTTATGGGCCCCAAGAAGGCGACGGTACAGGTGGACTTACTAGATTGAGGTTAAAACCATGAATTATGAGTTTGGAGCATGGTCATCTTGGCCAGACTGGACAGAACCCGTTTTAGGGTTAATTATTCTTATTGGTATGGGGTTTTTTGCTTATATGTCGGCACATTTAGTGTCTGAACGTAAAGCAGGCAAGCAAATACCAATGTTTTGGGAAAAAATCTTTAAAAAGGAGGAAAAAATGGCGTACGGCAAAGGATATTCTAAAAAACCGGCAAAAAAAGCTAAAATGGCTAAAAAACCGGCAAAAAAGACGAAAAAAACTAAAAAATATTAAAAAGTGGACTTAGAAAAGCTAGAATGCTACAAGTGTAAGAAACTTTTAGCAGAAAACCTCGTATTACCTAAAGGTTTGTGCGTATATTGTGCTGCAGACGAGGCAGACCAGCTTCCTGAGCCCCAAAAACAAGAAAAAGAGTCAAAAAAAGAGCAAAATGCTCAAATTCGTGCCGAACAAGAGCTCGCAAGACGTATTTTGTCACGAAAACGCATGTTGCCGTTTGTTGAAAAGTTTAATCCTGACTACCAAGCAGGTTGGGTGCATAAAGACATATGTCAAAGGCTAGAAAAGTTTAGTCAAGACGTGGCAGATAAGAAATCCCCAAGATTAATGCTGTTTATGCCGCCTCGTCATGGTAAATCGACCTTAGCTAGTATCGCTTTTCCTGCTTGGCACCTTGGACGTAACCCAGGGCACGAGTTTATTAGTTGTTCATACTCCGGATCTCTAGCTATGAGCTTTTCTAGAAAAGTTAGACAAGTACTAAGAGAGCCAAACTATAAAAAAGTCTTTGAAGACACAAGACTAGACAAAGATTCACAGTCTGTAGAATCTTGGCAAACAACTCAGGGCGGTGGTTATGTAGCAGCCGGTGTTGGCGGTGGTATTACTGGTAAAGGTGCGCACGTGTTATTAATTGATGACCCGGTAAAGAACAGAGAAGATGCAGAGTCTGAAAATAACAGAGAGGCGACCTGGGACTGGTATACCTCTACTGCTTATACAAGGCTTTCCCCTGGTGGAGGTATATTGGTCATTTTAACTAGATGGCATGATGATGATCTAGCAGGTAGGCTGTTGCAAGCAACCGAAGGTGGTGCAGACGAATGGGAAGTAGTTAAATACCCAGCTATAGCAGAAGAAGATGAAGAATTTAGAAAAACAGGCGAACCTCTGCATCCTGACCGCTATAACGTAGAATCTTTAGAAATGATACAACGAGCCATTGGCCCTAGAGACTGGACTGCGTTGTACCAACAGAACCCTGTATCAGATGACGGTGATTATTTTACCCGAGAGATGATTCAATATTACGAACCAGACGAAGTCGATTACGATAAAATGCGTTACTATTGCGCGTGGGATTTGGCTATCGGACAACGTGACAGAAACGATTATTCTGTAGGTATTATGGTCGGTATTGATGAGTATGATAATATGTACGTAGTTGATATGATCCGTGGTAAATACGACGGGTTTGAGTTAGTAGAAAAAATATTAGATTTCTATGAGATGTGGAGACCTGGTATAGTAGGAATAGAACGTGGTCACATAGAAATGGCTATTGGTCCGTTCTTAGAAAAACGTGTAGCAGAGCGTAAATTACACTCTGCATATTTTAAAGATTTAAAAGTAGGACGACGTGACAAAGAAGCTAGAGCTAGAGCTATCCAGGGTAGAATGCAACAAGGTAGGGTTTTCGTACCACAAGATGCAGTTTGGACCGGGCCTTTTGTGGCTGAACTTTTGCGTTTCCCTAATGGCGTGCATGATGACCAAGTTGATGCTTTGGCCTGGGTTGGTCTAATGATGACTGAATACGCAAGTTTTTATGAAGCACCAGAACATATACCTTCGTGGCGAGATAGGTTAGAATTGATGGCAAAAGGACCGAAAAAGAAATCGGCAATGAGCGCATAATATGGCATATACAAAAAAATCTAAGAAAAACTTATCAAAAGCTGAACAACTCACGCTTGCAAAAACACAATGGAACTCTTACACACGTGCACGAGACCATGGACATGAAGAATATGTACACCTCGCAAAAAAATGCGATATGTATTACAGAGGGGACCAATGGGATGAGTTTGATATGCAACAGCTCGATGACCAAGGTCGACCGGCTCTAACAATCAATACTATTCTACCAACTGTAAATGCTGTCTTAGCAGAACAAAGTTCAAAGAAAGCAGACATCCAATTTAAACCTAGAGGCGGAGGTAAACAAGATATTGCGGATGTTCTTACTAAAGTTTATGCACAAATTGCAGATAACAACAAATTAGAATGGACAGAAGCTCAGGTTTTTTCTGATGGCCTTATACAGGATAGAGGGTGGTTTGATGTACGTATAGATTTTGATGACCACGTAAACGGCGAAGTACGAATCGAATCAAAAGACCCTTTAGATATTCTTATAGACCCTGACGCAAAACATTATGACCCAAGAACCTGGAACGAGATTTTTGAAACAAAGTGGATGAGTATAGATGAGATAGAAGAACAGTACGGACAAAAAGAAGCCGATCAATTGCGTATGTTAGCAGAAACAGGTACAACTCTAGGCGCTGACTCTATGGAGTTTGAAGAAGAAAGATACGGAGACACTGACGAATATAATTACGGACAACAATACCCAGGAGATCCAGAGAACGCACGACTGCTCAGGTCTATTAGGGTTATAGAGCGTCAGTACTACAAATTAAAAGATTGTATTTTTTACGTTGACCCTGTAACTGGCGATAAAAGAGAAGTCCCTTACAACTGGAGCAAAAAGAAAAGAGAACAATTTGCAGATCAATTTGCACTTGATATTATAGAGAAAAAAATGCGCAAGGTCCGTTGGACCGTGACCGCGGACACCGTAGTGTTATTCGATGACTGGTCTCCATACGCGCACTTTACGCTCGTACCTTTTTTCCCATACTTTCGTAGAGGTA